CGTAGGATCTTTATCTCTGATGAGAACTCGAAATAGAAGGTCGGTGACGAGCTCGCTCAATTATCTCCCTACTAGCTATACCTCTTTAGGTACTGCCTGTAACGGAGCTGGTTTTGCAGGCTCAGGTAGTTATGCTACCCCGCGCGACTTCGATACTGCGTTCATTACTGAGCACATTACCGATAGTCTTGGAAGAGGAGCAAGCCATCCCTGTTTGCATAAGAAGTACGAGCAAGACGCCGATTATTCGGGGTCTTTGTTTGGTATTCCTACTGCATTCGGAGGTGGATTGTTTGGCGTAACTGTTATTAACGACGGAGGAAGGGCGCAAGCCGCTTCCGCTGAAGCTAGTTACAGTTCTTTTGCCTGGGATACGAGCAACCCTGTTGCTTCTATTCCCCCCTTCTGGTCCGACACTAGTCTGCCCGTCAACGAGGAACTGCTAAAAAGCAGGTTGTTGCAGAGAGCAAGTCAGCTTAAAGCTGATGTGCTCTTGAACATCGTTGAGTCTAATCAGATTGTCCCATCCATAAGGAGTCTTACCACTTCGCTGCCTCAAATGGCCGCGAATTGGAAGAGCATCCGAAAGGTTATGAGGACCGCCGCTGGAAGTTACTTGGCTTGGAAATTTGGCGTTTCGCCTCTTCTCCAGGACATTATGGCTATCCATCGGTATCTGCCTAAGATTAAGGAGCAGTTTAAACGACACAACGAGCAAAAGCCGAGTAGGTTCAGCGAAGTCGCTGCACTCAACTTTACTATTGCTCCAAGTGCCTATGCAAACGGATATGCGCCATTAAATGGCGTAAATACATATGCATGGGATTGGCAAGGGCAGGTGTTAGCACCGCCCGAGCTCAGATTCGTTCTAGTAGTGAAACCGTCTGCAAAACATTCCAATGAGCTTACTAAAGCCATTGACTTTGTTATCTCGCGGTTCGCTTCGTCTCCAGCTGATCTGGCGTGGGAGTTAGTTCCTTTCTCCTTCGTTGTTGATTGGTTTGTGGACTTAAGCGGCGTGTTTAGGTTAATTGATAAAATCATCGGGTTTAGTCCCTATGAGGTTATCTCTTTTACTAAAACACGTAGCTACAAGCTCGGTACTCAAGCCATCTTGGACGTTAGAACGCCCTGTGGTGGTGGGAGTATCGGGTCTTATTTGAGTAATCACACGTATAGTTTCTACGAGAGATCCCTTGTTTCTGGATCGGCTTTGCCGATCTGGAATCCACGTTTCGGAAAAAATCAAGCAGCCATTTCGGTTGCCTTGATAACCCAAGCTCTTACGAGCATAAGTTCGAAACGAGTGATCACCACTGCTGTTAGTAATTTTAACCGCGCCATTCAAACAGGCGTCGCTAATTATACACCAGCAGTTGCTAGGACAGTCAAACGGTTGCAAAGAGCCAAAATCAAACACATTGTTTGAATAGGCTTAAGGACATAATGCCCTCTAAACAACAGTCAAAGTTAACATCTAGTCACAAGGAGAGTAGTAATACCCTCCCCCCAGGCGTTGGGGCTCTTGCCCTACACGCCCACTGGGCTTCTCAGAAAGTATCCCTGCCAGCTGTGTCATTTATTGACGCATTTTGCAGAAGAAACCTGAGCGTGGATGAGATCGCGATCGTCGGTGTCTTTATAGACGCCGCCTTCATGAACCCAGACACGACTACGCATGAGTACCTGTTACAGCTCCTAGAGAAAACTCCTGGAGTAGTAACGTTGGCTCCGCGTGGTTCTAATGATGTTAACCACCAAATCGCACAACTAACTAATCGAGTCAACACGCGTTGAAAATGCGCGTCGTAATCGATTGGTTAGCTGAGCAGTACGTTTTACGTAATGTTCAGCTATTCGGCTTCGCCAAGATCTACGACTGGGTCTCAAATAAGATTTACTTATCTGATCTCCTTAGAGTCGATCGTAACTAAGTCGGGTTTATTGTGCGTGACATAATGACAGCCGAACTCTCGAAAGAGATACGGTTGTTTTCCTGTCCGTTTCAACCAAACAGTTCACCACTGGAGGGTTAACCCCTCGAACGGTGCAACGAAAATAAAATACCATGGATGCCGACCAGACATACAACTCAATCCTATTCAAGAAAACCTTCGATTTGAAGGATGAATCGGAACGTCAGTCAATTACGCGGGGAATAAATACCCCCGACGTGATGACTATCCGCTCTCAGGATTACGTTGATTCCAAGAACAAAGTTCCTGGACGACGTTTCACCTGTCGAGTGGACCGTGTGGTTGTTGACGCGAATGGAACGAAGATTAATACCTTCGCTCAGTTCACGTTTGGCATTCCGTCTACCGAGCTCCAAGCCAATGTCGACGTTTTAGTCGCCACGTTTCGAGCCGTAGTAGCGGATGCCGACCACATTGAGGACATCCTCAATAACGAGAAATAACGATTTCTCGCAACCGAGGCTGGGTTAGCTGCCGCGGAGCCCACCAAGTGGGTTCCTCCGTAGCACTAAGAATGGTCAGGCTTAGATGGTACGCCATAGTATGCATGTTATAGAACACACATATGTTAGCCTGCTAGCAGACGTAGCTAATCTCACAGGATACTCTGAAATACGAGGATCTTATGAAGGGCTGCAATGGTGTCTCCATGAGGCACCTAAGCTAGAAAAGCATATACTAGGTTGTATTGAGTCCGGGAGTAATCCTGAACTCGACATCTTCCCAGTATGGTTGAGGAGACTCGCAGCTGCTTCCGTAGTGGAAGCAGAAAAACTGCGATATCTTCGACAGCTTTTGCTGTTCTGCTATAAGGCCTCAGTTACACATGACAAAAGCACGACAGAGAAAACCTTCCAAGCTTTCTTGGAAACTAATCTTGCTGTCGGGAAGTTTGGTTCTGCTCTCGCAAGAGTCAGTCCATCACTTCTTGACAGCGCTCGTCGACATGTTCAGTCTGTATTGTACCGGTTCCGCCCGACGGCTGCAAAGCCATCTCACGGACCCGGTGCGGTTACCACCTCTAAAGTGAGGTGGATGCACTTGTACTCAACAATTGAGACAGTGTTTCCGTACAGCGACTGGTATTCCTTGTATCAAAACAGGGATCATCTCAGTAACTGGGACAATATGGAAGAACACGACATTATCTCTGCGAAGCTCATTGCCGTCCCTAAGGATAGCCGTGGGCCTCGCTTGATATGCGTACATCCTGCTGAAGCCATTTGGATCCAGCAAGGCGTGCGTCGAGAGCTGGAGCGATCAATATCGCTCTTTAGATCGTCACCTGGTCCGTGGCCGAAAGGCCGCATCCAGTTTGATGACCAGTCGTGCAATGGATCTATAGCCTTGACTTCTAGTCGATCTAGGCGTTATGCCACGATTGACATGAAAGAGGCTAGCGATCGCATTTCCGAGCCGCTTGTACAAATCCTTTTCGGATCAAAGTACAAGTATTTCGGATGTAGTCGAGCTCAGAAGTTTGTGATTCCTAGCTTAGGTTCCTTACGGAACATTCGCGGGGATTTGCATAGCTACGCTCCTATGGGGAACGCAACTACGTTTCCTGTTCAGAGTCTAGTCTTCTGGGCTATTTGTGTAGCTTCATTGCAGCGCCAAGGGTTTCATCAACCCGGTGCTGTATTTGTGTTCGGTGATGACATCATCATACCTTCTGAATGTACCGAGGAAGTGATAAACGACCTCGAATCATTTGGATTGCTCGTCAATAGGACAAAATCCTTTTGGCGGGGAGCCTTTCGCGAATCCTGTGGCGTCGACGCCTTTAATGGTGTCGATGTTACCCCAGTTCGTTGGAAGACTACAGTTGATGCCGAACACGTAGCGGATCTGCAGTCCTTATCAGACATTGCTCAGCGTTTACGCTTAGCAGGATATGATGAGGCTGCAATTGCGACCTATCAGACGTTGCGTCGGAGACTTCGTTCTATCTCCGGGAAAGACTTGTTCTTAACGAACAATGTCGATCACGGTGGTATTGCGGAGTATTCGGTGAATCAACCTTTGGTGTGGCGCGATGCCTATTGGCCTCGCGACTACCAATGGTTTCATAGTCCCGTCTGGAGACTTGAGAATCCTGAGCTTTTGCTCAAGGATTGTGATTGGAATCACGTGCTCGAGTCGATCTGCTCGTTAGAGCGGACCGGCCGCAGTTCAGTTCCGTCCAGGTCATTCTCTCGAATGACGAGGCTGAATCGAGGGTGGATCCCGGTGCGATAATCAAATCGGCCGGGGGGTGTAGTCGCAAGATTACACGCTAGGGC